AGCTCGTTGTGAAGTATTGAATGACCCACGCATGGCAGAACACAAGGTTGCTTTGGACAAGATTGTAGAAGTAACTTCTAGCTATCTCACAGACGCCGACTTCAACATAGTAACAAGCTCGAAATTGGAATCTGCTTCTAAGCAAATGGAAGATATGAAGGGCCAACTCAAGATTATGGAAGCCCGTAACATCCGTCTTTCTACAGAAAATACAAAGCTAAACGAGTGGAAGCGTCAAGCCGAAGCCGTAATTACAGAAGCTACAAAGACCACAACCGAAGATAAGAAGGCCAAGGTCATTACAGAAAAGAAAGAAAAAATCGAAAAAGCAAAGAACGCAACGGGGAGAGGACAAGTCGCTGAAGATACCGAAGTTATAGCGGAATATAACACAGGAAGCAGCGAAATGGATCAACTTTTGGTCCTATCTGGATTAAAGACACAATAAGCGATTCTAATTATCAAAAGGAAAAAATATGAACGCAAATTCTAGATTTCTTAATGAAGCAAAGGTGTTAGAAACTCGCTGGGCAAAGACTGGTCTTTTGAACAACATCGAAGATAAATACGTCCGCTCTGCCACAGCAGTTCTTCTCGAAAATCAACTTCTGGTAAATGAAGCCAGCACCGACACGAGCGACATTGCTCAGTTCAAGAGAATTTCGATTCCTCTTGTCCGTCGTATCTACCCACAACTTATTGCTAACAAGATCGTATCTGTTCAGCCATTGTTGGGTCCAACAGGTTTGGTTTACTACCTCCGCTTCCGTTATTCCAGCAACAAGGGCGCAACCCGTGGTGCTGACAACAACAGCGGTTTCCCCGGTGATGACGCAAACAGCTTGATGCAAAAGGCTGACGGTACAGCTAACTTGGATATTTGGTACACACACCAATTCGTTCAAGGCGAATCTACTTCGGTAGACAATGGCGCAGACGCATCATCCAACTATGCTCCGCTTGAACACACGCCTGTACTGGCCGGTACTGTAACTGGTACTGTATACGTTGGCTCCACAGCCATCCAGACGTTCGTTCTTTCTTCCGCAGGTGCTTTCACTTTCAGTGATGTTGGTTCACCAACGGTCAAAGCAACAGCAACCGGTTCCAGCCTCAACCTAAACACAGGTGAGTTGGTATTGGCTTGGACAGGTGGTGCGAATCCAGCGCCGGGTGCTAACCACGTTGTAATCAACTACGAGCACAACATGGAATGTCAACAAGATTTGCCGGAAATCAACCTCGTAGTCGAAAGCGAAGATATTACCGCCAAGACTCGTAAGTTGAAGGCCGTATGGAGCTACGAAGCTCAGCAAGACCTACGTTCCCAGCACAACTTGGACGCAGAAGCTGAACTCACAGCAGTATTGGCTCAGGAAATCAACCTTGAAATCGACCGTGAAGTATTGGGCGACCTTCGTGACAACGCCGGTACAGTAACAGCTTGGGACTTCAATACAAGCCTTGGCGAAACGATTAAGGAAAAGTATGAGTCTCTATATGTGAAGTTGGTAGAAGTATCTGCCGTCATTCACCGTAAGACTCTCCGTGGTGGGGCTAACTGGGTCGTAACAAGCCCAGAAGTAGCATCCATGTTCGAGACAGCCACAGCAGGCTTCGCACCTGCTCCAAGCGAGACTTTCACAAGCTCATTGGGTATTCAATATGTTGGCACTGTCAACAACAGATGGAGACTCTACAAAGACCCACTATTCCCAAGCAATCAGTTGCTCATGGGCTACAAGGGCGATACATACCTTGATTCGGGCTACTTCTACTGCCCATATGTACCGTTGACACAAACTCCGGTAGTATTGGACCCAGAGAGCTTCTGCCCACGCAAGGGTATCCTCACCCGGTATGGCAAGAAATTGCTGCGGGAAGGGGCAAAATTTTATGCCCGCATGTCGATTGCCAACTTTATCATCTGATCACTACATTGGTGTGATTGGACTTACGACAAAAATAGGAACCGGCTATATCAGCCGGTTTCTTTTTTGTATAATGCGATATTCTTTCATGAATATAAGGAGTTGATTATGCCGAGCGGTGGACACAACAAGCTGCAATACAAAGAAGTGAAGAAGATTTTTGAAGAGAAGGGATTCAAGTTATTGGCGACCAATTATGTTTCCAATAACACGCCAATGAGGGCGATTTGTTCTTGTGGCTCCGAAATTGAGATTAGGCTATCGCACGTCCAGAGAGGCAACAAGTGCCAACTCTGCAAAGCCAAAACCAATTCAGAAAAACTGCGTACTTCCGACGCTACCATAATCGCCTTCTGTAAATCCAAGGGTTGCCAGTTTGTACGGTCTTGGATTCAAGACAAACGGATTCGTATTGCCTACATCTGTAAGTGTGGTGGCGAAACCGAGGCTAATTGGTCAAATTTCACTCGCTGCCCCAACTGCAAGAAGTGTGGCTCGGCCAAGGTATCGGGCGAAAATTGCTATATGTACGACCCAGACCGGGAAGCGATAGCAATGCGAAAAAAGTTTCGCAAAATCTGCGGCCAGCACATTCGCCGGTTTATGAAGGCCACAGGAGAGAAAAAAACACGTCGCACCCATGAACTTTTGGGATATACACCGCAGGAACTTCAAGATCATATCTTAAATCACCCAGACTATGAGAAGGTAAAGGATGGGGTCTGGCATGTGGATCATATTTTGCCCTTGAAGGCGTTCTTGGATCACGATATATTTGACTTAAAGATAATCAATGCTTTGAATAATCTTCGGCCAATGGCTGGTCCTGAAAATTTAGCGAAGTCAGACACTTACGACGTTGTGGAGTTTAAAAAATGGATCGTTTTGAAAAAGCAGTAAAAAGCCAAGTTCTATGCGAGACCAATGTGACCTAGTTTACTGTGTAACGGGAAACTATCTATTTTGAAATAAGTAAAAAAGCCCGGTCAGTAATGACCGGGCTTTTCTTTTTTATACTTATAGTCAGATTTAAGCCAGCACAGCCGACAAATGTGTTTGCCAGAATTTTTCTTAAAATTCTTGTCTGCGTCTTTGAATTTCAAAATTGTTTAAGGCAAAGAGTCTAACTATCAGGAGGAGAAACATGAAAACATTCAAAGAATTTTTAGCGGAGATGGCGCAGGCAGTTTCTATTAAACAGGGAATTCTTCGTAGGATTGGAGAAGAAATTAACGCTATTACTAGAGATTATCATAAGCAGATTCCTTTTCGGCAAATTCAAGAAGTGATTGACAAATACGGTTATCAATTAGTTCAAGAGGATGGAACGCCGTGGTCTGGATTTTTAATGGGTGGTGCTGAATGTGGCAGCGCAGAAGCCTCTCAACAACAAGCCACAATTGATATTGTCAGAAAAGAAGACGGTATGCAAATGAGAAACAGTCTTGTTCTAATGTGGTGCAAGATGCCTTCTGGCTCATACGAAGTAACTGCATATGTGAGTTGAAAAAATAGATTAAATAAACTCTATTATTGAAATTTTGAGAAAAATTCAAGATTGCCTTTGTGATCTTCAAAAGCATCACCAATTGATCGAAACTCCATCAGATTTTTGATATTTTCCATTATTTCACCACATATTTAACACCTTCGACAATCAGCCAATTGATTGTACGGTGGTCTACTTGGCGTAATTTATTCGCTGTGGCTTCATCTAGGTCTTCGACCATAGAACGTCCCAGAAGCGGTTCTGGGCGTATTAAACGGCCTCTCAGCGTGCGTTCGTTGCCGTCTGTTTTGACGAAATTGACCGTAAATGGCTTATTATGAGATTCGATTAAAACCTCAGCAGCTTGCATCTTGGTTACTTTGACTTCTTCGGCCACTTGATCGGCGGATAAAGCTCTCGCAAGCAACTCTTTGCCTTGGATGCGGATTACTTTGCCGGGAGAATCTACGTCTTCTACAAACCACTCTTCTGTGTCTGGTTTGGCGGTTTTGACCTTGGCGTAGTGAATAACCGCAATTAAATCATCAGATTTTACGGCTTGGGGATCGGTGGGGTGTTTCTTACGGTCGAGCATTTTACGTCCTTTCAGTTATAAAGTCATTATAAGTATATCGGCAAAAAGAGCAAATAACTTTAGCTAAACCAATAAATAAATCAAGGAAAAAAAATGAAACTTTCATATTCAAATTGGCTTATCGAGAGAGAAATAGACGAGGCTTTAGATGAAGGCTGGATGAGAAACTTAGCAACTACCGCTGCTTTAGGGTTGGCAGGAATCAGTGGTCATCAAGACACGCAAGCTCCTCAAAGGGCACAACAAATCCAGCAACAATCCCAACAGAGTTTAGTAAGTGTCTTAAATTCAAAGTATGGAACAAATATATTACAAAATCAAATCAAAATGATTAAACCTTCTGAAGTTATAAGTTCAATGTATGGTGACAAGTACGATCAAGCTGTTCAGATAGCCAAAAAAGCTCAATCTCCTCAGCAATTAAATATTGATGGAGAAGAATATCAAATACCACCGATGCGTACCGGGGCTACTATGGATGTTAAAAAACTAGACACGCCAATTCCAGTAATCTTCGTTGACAAAGGAACAATGAGTCAATTGGTAAAAAGCACAAAAACCAATCTTGCCGGTGCAGAGACGGCTAAAGGATTTAAGGGAATTGAATATGTAAATGGCAAAGAAACAATTTATTGTGTGATATTAAATAGTTCAAACAAAGAAGATTTGGCTTCCGTGTTAAGACACGAATTATCTCATACCACTCAAGACAATACGATGACTACCAATTCGATGGGTAGCGGAAGTGCCAGTTGGAATTACTATTTTGATGAACCAGAAATAGGCGTGAGATTGGCTGCTCTTAAAAGAGATTATTTTAAATTAACAGGAGAAATTACCAATGAGGATAACATTGGGGAAGCCATAAAGCATCTTATGAAAAATAAAACTTCTTATTCTGAAGATGCTCAAGATTTAATCTTGATGATAGATGCATCTAGGTCCAAGGGGAAGTTACGAGAATTTTTGCTATTCTTAAAAGGAAATATCAATTCTGTCGTGAGAGCCGATAAGGTCGGTAACAATAATTTTGCTTGACCGATACGAAAATTTGTTTACAATTTGACTGGTCCTAACGGAGAAAACAATGCAAATCGACTACGAAATCAAGCTAGGTTTTGATGACGTTCTCATTCGCCCAAGACCTTCTGAACTCAAAAGTAGATCGGAGGTCAATCTTAATGTCTCTTATTTGTGTAAACACAGCAATAGGGTTATTACAGGTTTTCCAGTGATAGTGGCCAACATGAGTTGTGTTGGAACAATTTCTATGGCTCGTTGTTTATTCCCACATGGGATTTTTGTTGCATTACACAAATTTATTCCAGAGAATGAGTTGGTTGTTTTTTTTAATTCAGAGGAAAGCAAAAATTCATTTTACACAATTGGTTTAAACGATGATTTAGAAAAATTAGTCCGTGTCTCAAATGCATCTCAACACCTTGATAAAATTTGTTTAGATATAGCAAATGGATATATGTACGAATTTTTGGATTACATTAAAAAAGTAAGACAAAAATTCCCCAACAAAATAATTATGGCTGGAAACGTAGCAACACCAGAGGGCGTTGAAAACATAATTAAAGCAGGAGCCGATATAGTCAAGTGTGGAATAGGTAATGGAAATTTTTGTGAGACAAAAAATAAAGCAGGAGTTGGATACAAACAATTTTCAGTTGCCATAGAGTGTGGGCAAGCAGCAAATGAATTGAATGCATTATGTTGTTCAGATGGGGGTTGCAAATCACCCGCAGATGTTTGCAAAGCTCTGGGTGCAGGCAGTCACTTTGTAATGACAGGTGGTATGTTTGCCGGATGCGATGAATGCGATTCAGAATGGAAAGAAGAAAATGGACAAAAGAAAATGTTGATGTATGGAATGTCCTCTCGAATTGCAAATGAAAAATATTGTGGAGGACTTAAAACATACAGAGCATCCGAGGGCAAAGAGGCATGGGTAGATTACAAAGGCAAAGCAGAAAATGTTGCGCTCGATATACGGGGCGGCGTGGCAAGTTGTTGTACATATACAAATACAAAAAATTTAGAAAATTTGAAAAAAAACTGTCAGTTTACTATAAATAAGTAAGAATATTGAAAAGGAAAAACTATGTCTTTGCAAACGAAATACACCAAATATATCGGTCAAAAATTTGGAACATTAAAAGTGACAAAAGTAAATTTGAGCGGCTTGAGAAAAAATGGATCAAAAATTTATTCTTTTTCTTGTGTTTGTGATTGCGGGAAAGAAACAGAAAAAGAATGTTCTTCGGTAGTAAGAGGAAGCACTACATCTTGTGGTTGCAGAAGGGATCAATATGAAAAAACAAAAGGTAAAAACAACGTCAAATTTAACGGATATGAAGAGATTTCTGGTAAATATTGGGCCGTATTAAAACAAAGTGCAAAATTAAGAAAACACAAATTTGACCTAACAATTGAGGAGGCTTGGAATTTGTTTGTATCGCAAGACAGAAAGTGTTTTTACACCAAGCAGAAACTATCTTTCCCAATAAGCAGCAGGACCAAAGATTGGCAAGAATTCACAGCCAGTCTCGACAGAATTGATAGTGCCCTTGATTACATAAAAGGTAACGTACAATGGGTGCATAAAGACATAAACCTAATGAAACAAAGATACACAAGTGAATATTTTGTGTATCTTTGCAATTTGGTGGCAAAAAATCATTCTACAAATGAAACAATTGATTTCAAAGGAAAAAGATTTTCAAAATCAAAAGATTCCATCAAATAGTTATTTTCGTACAACAATAGCTTCGAGACGCCGAGAAACACCTTCTTGCATGTCCTTAGCTGCCAAGTTGTAGCCATCGGCATATTCTTGGGTTCTATTGAAGGCTCTTGATCTGCAACCATTAAGGTTATCTCTGTAGCCATTTAAGAAGTCTTCGCTTACTCGCATTGTCATTAAACAAGGCTTAGAATCCAAAGATTCCTTAATCGTTTCGGGGTCTTCTACAATGCTGCTATTTAGTTTCAGTGGCTTATCAGCCGCTGGGTAACGTGGGCAACTGGAATACATATTGTGATTAAGATTATAGCTGATTCCCTTAACGTCTGTATCGTGCCTGCTGCTGAACCAGCCGATAGCAAATCCTACCATAGCGGTTAGGCATAAAAGCAAATATTTGTTCATGTTACCTCATTTCGGGTGGATACCGTTTAATTCCTTTTCTACGATCAGAATTTCCCAAACTCCATCCTTGACGATATTCGTCGCTTGCGACCCATGTCCCATTATAGCCGTTCCAATATCCTCGCATAAAAATGTTGGATAGACGAACAGGAGGCGTACTAGGTGTAGATGGCTGGGGTAGCTGGCTGAGATGGTTTATATTCCATCATGGGGAACCAGCGGTGAGGTCAAATTGTGTTTCATGTAGAGATAAAAACCGCAAAGCCCCAAAAGAGTAAGACATGTAACTAGCCATGTTTTATCTTTCATTTTCCCTCCCCTACCCTATATACTCCGACAAAAACAAAAATTTTTACCGAAAAGCATTGATTAAAAAAACAAAAATTGGATAATGAAAGTTATGGAAATAGGTGGGACGGTCAATCTGTTGCACGGTGATGGCACTATTTTTCGGGCAAAAATCGTCAGGTTGGATAAGGGGCAATATGTCTTAGAAGCCCTCGGTATTCCCATTTCACTTTACCTTTCAGAAAAAATTTTATTGAGAATTATCAACAATGCAAGAGAAAAACTTAGTGCCTGAAATAAAAAAAGAGATTAACGAATACAAAAAATTTGCCTTTAACAAAAACTTGATGGCACTTGCTTTGGCTTTGATTTTAGCCGCTGTCGTCCAAAAGTTTGTGACGGCCCTTTCTGAATCACTTTTGATGCCGATAATCAACTATTTCGTAAATGCGACCAACACCGGGAACTGGCGAAATATGATTTTCTGCCCTATTGATGGCATGAATTTAGAAATAGGCAAACTCTGTGCGGCTGGATTAGAATTTACTATCACAACAATTGTGCTTTATGTAATCTATTCCAAAATTGTGAAAAAATTTCATCCCGACGTAGAAATTCAAAATAAAGATTTAGTTGTATTCTCGCCAACCAATACTACCAAGTAACGGATCGCTATGTGATACACTATATAGTATGACCGCCATTCATCCCAGCCCCTAAAGGGGACTGGGTTTTCTGGCGACGGGAATATAAATCATGCTGAAATTCAAAGACTATGTATTGATACGAGAGGGCGGTTTTGTCGTAGACGACAAAGCAGAAGAAGGGAAAAGTAAGCCCAAGAAGCCTCAAGTTCGAGGACCGTCTAGTGTTACGGTATCCGGCGTAGCAGGCGGACCCGGTGGAGGAGCGGCCTCGGCAGGTGGAGCAACGCCACCGCCAGCAGCACCTAGATGAACTCCGAAATTTGAAGCTCAACAAGGCTAATAGACGCTCCAATCGTGGGGCTACCTGTAATGATCCAGCCCAATACGAATGTTTCGGTCGAAGCGAGAATTCTCCATGTTACAGCCTTTGTCAAGTGTTGAACATGGCTAACTTGTGTCATTTAATGAGTCCATCACAATATTCAAAATCGTTTACGACAAGACAAAAATCTAATTGGGAAAAAGCACCGAATTGTTCCGGGCGAACTTCCATAGACTTGACAAAAGCATCGTCAAAATAAGCCATCATCTTCATTGGATTAGAAGCAAAGATACTTCCGCAGAATCTTTGCTTCAGGTTTGGTTCATAAGAAAAATATGCCAAGAAACTTTTCGCACCCTCATTTCTTTCAAAGTCTTCATACGAAGTTCGCAGACGTTGGGGTTTTACCGGGCTGGGCAAGACGAGATAGTTAATTCTGCCGAATGGAACTATTTGATTACCTAGCTTATCAAACAATTGAATCATGTAGTAATTTTCTTGATATTTTTTCATGCATCATTATAAAACTTGAAAATATTCAAAGCAATGAATAAATGGCGATGGATTCGGAATCGCCTTGGTACAAACTTGTCCAAAGTATATGTAGCACTATCCTAGCCGTCGAACCACGGAACATGCTGTCAAACATTAATCATTTCTATGGCATTCGCAATCACATGATTTATGTTTTTCTTTGTAAGCCATGTACCTTTTATAATTTATTCGATTATAAAATTTTGTGCCCCAAAACCCACCTGCTCCAATTCCACTAGCAAGAAGGCAAGCCAGAAGCTCTAATATTCCGCCACAAACACATCCTAACATAGATTTATCTCCATTAGATTTCAGCATTCTAGGAAAAACTTTTAATTAATCAAGATCGTGTTCAAAAGTTGCTTAGAATTGGAATGACAAGCCCCGACCCTAAAGGGTCGGGGTAGTTGACACGTCAAACTTTTCCAGCATAAACTCTGGAAGTCGGTGAGCGAAAGTAGACATGAATTCGATTGACCCTTTATGGGTGAATACAATTTCATGTCGTCCTCTCGTCAATTTGAAATCACACTCGCAATCTAAAGAATTGAAATATTCGGCTATCAATTTGGTTCCTTCCTCTCCGAATTTGTGCGTGCGAAGATAGGCTTTGCGTTTACTCTTCTTGCCAGAATCTACGAACCAAATCATCCAAGCCACGTCATTTAATTTCTCCAACAACTCTTTGTTGATGAATTTCTTCCCATCTCGGTAGAATTCGTTGTAATACGAATTGAACACAGGATAGGCGATGGAATAACAACGATAGGTATTCTTGTCTTTTTTTATAGTATTGTTGTCCATTTTGAAATAATCTTTGAGTTCGTTAATCTTATATTCTAGCCAAAAACGGTCATTGTCTCGCATGGCTAGATAACAATTCTTGCCTTGTGAGGGGTTCACAATCGAGGAACCACCCAAAATTGTGCCGTACAAAACCTGTGCCTGATTGTGCTTTAACTGTGGACTGTACTCATATGTCATATATTAACCCTTTCGCAAAAATATATCCAAACATATATAGGTAGGAACGCAAAATATTTTCTTCAAGGATAGCTATATGTGAACTTTCAAAGTTACTCAAATAAGGAGATAAAAATATGGGAGCATCTAGCGTAACAGGTGTTAGTGGTTCTGGCAGTGTAGCTGGGAACCAAAAGGGTTCTGGACATATGAGCCTTGGAGTTCACAAGCTCATCGGTCCAAGAGTTATGGCAGCAGGAGCAGAAACACTTTCTGGCACAACTGGCACTGTTGAAATTCCTGCATTGGCTGGTGTTGTAGGCGACTATGTCGTAATGTTGACAGGTGTAAGCGGAACTGAAGCCTATCTATCGACTGGTTTGGCAGCAGTGGCAGACACCGACACATGGAACTTCACAATCACTGGTGGCAGCGGCGAAGTTGTCAACTGGATGATTGTAAAGAAGGGAGTGTAACTCTTTTAGAGTGCCCTTAGAACTCATCCTAAATTAGCCTTTCTAATTAAGCGAAAAAACTTGGTACTGCGTTGGTGCCAAGTTTTTTTGTTTTCAGCAGGCAGGAAGCCACTACCAGAGAATTGGCAGACGAACGACCGTAGGGAGTAATTGAACAAACATTATAGTTAATTAGAAAAATTCTTAGTTGTCTTCTGGTGGTTGCTTGAATTTGATGTTTTTATTGGACCATTCAATGGTCATATACAAACCTCTGGACAGCAGGCCGACGAGTTGAGTAGGATTG